TTATCAAGAGTTATAGTGACTTCTTCTTCGCTATCCCCATCTTCACCTTCAGCGTCAGGAGCAGCGTCATCAATTCCGAGTGCAGCGAGATCGTCCATCTCTTCCATCTCGTAATTTTCGTTAACCATGACCTTATTATAAAGGCGGTCGAATACAGATTTATTAGCCATGAAAGTATTTAATCCCTCTTGTGCCATTTCCAAGTCTTTTTCTGAACTTTCTTCATCCTCATCCTCTTCTTCTTCGTGATCCTTCTTCTTTTTATCTTTGGCAGCTTGCTTCATTGACTCTTTTTTGTCTCCATCACCATCAAGATCGATATAGTCTGGCTTTCCTTCTTCATCTTCTTCACCGTGTAGAGCATCTTCACCGGTTGGTGCTGGCTCCTCAGCTCCCACACCAGGATCATTACCTGCACCGTATGAATATGCTTTAACATTGTATGGATTCTTATCTCCGCACTTTGTTACATCAACTGTTGGTTCCTCGAAACCGGCTTCCTTAGTCGGTCCTCCAGGTAAAATATCTGCACTTCCAATACCAGCTTTTGCATCGCCGACTGTAAGTGATTGGGTATCCTCAGCAAGTACTGCAGTCTCTTTACCGAGATTACCGTAGACCTCACCAAGATCTTTAAGGTCATATTGTTTAGCCATACTAATATTTATGCAAAGGGCAAAAAAAGTCTACAAAAAACGACGTAAAGATTAAATATGTATAATGGCTACTACTAATAAAGACAGTCAATATTACATGGGCAATAAGCATTTGCCTAATGCTAGATGGAAGGGTGAGTATACCAAAGAACAGGTTGCAATGCTTAAGAAAGCAAAGCGCAATATCTTATATTTTGCCGAGAACTTCTTTCATATTGTTAACTTGGATACGGGTAAAGAGAAGATTAAACTCTACCCTGCTCAGAAAACAGCTTTAAGAGCGATGCGTGATAATAGATATTATATTTTATTAGCATCGAGACAGATTGGTAAGTCTACTCTTATGACTATATACCTTCTATGGCAGGCATGTTTTAAGAGTGATCAACGCATTCTTCTTGTAGCGAACAAAGAAGCTACTGCTATTGAAATCTTTCAACGAGTACGAATGGCTTATGAGGAGTTACCTAACTGGCTTAAACCTCCAGTAAAGGAATATGCAAAGACATCCATGACGTTAGAGAATGGTTCTCGTATTGGTATTACAACTACGACCGGTACTGCTGCACGAGGACAATCAGTTAACTGTTTAGTTATTGATGAGTGTGCATTTATTGAGTCTCATTTAGTAGATGAGTTTTGGAAATCAGTCTTTCCTATTATTTCATCATCAAAGAAATCTAAAGTATTCATATGTTCTACTGCAAATGGTACACATAACCTATTTCATAAGCTTTATACAGGAGCTGTTAATGGAGATAATGGATGGGGTCATGGTAAGATAATGTGGAATGAAGTACCTGGTAGAGATGAAAAATGGGCTGCTAGTACTAAGCAAGCTATTGGCTCGCATGAAGCTTGGATGCAAGAGTTTAACTGCGAGTTTATTAACAGTGGAGAGTCTTCTATCGATGATGAGCTATTTGAGATAATGGAAAGGCAGATTTGTGAACCAGCTATAGTTTTAGATGATGGGGCTTATAAAGTATGGGAAGAAGCAGATCCGTCTCGTATATATGTTGCTGGTGTTGATACATCAGAAGGAGTTGGTAAAGATTCATCTATTGTTCAAATTTTAGATATAACTGATCCAGTAGACATACGACAGGTAGCTGTATATAGAAGCAATATGATTTCTCCTCTAGAATTTTCTAATAAGGTGCATAGTATATTAAGAAACTATGGTAACCCTCTTGCTTTAATTGAACGTAACAACTGTGGAGCTCAGGTTGTAGATAGACTTGCTGTTGATTTGGGTTATCCAAAGATTGTATCTTATGGTAACTCAGCTGCTCATAGAAAGAATCGTATGCAAGGTATGATTGCTCATACAAATACAAAGCATAAAGGTGTTCTTAATATGCGCTACTGGATTAATGATTGCAGAGCTCTTACATTAAAGGATAAAAGAACCTTGCATGAGTTAAGACATTTTGTTCGCTATCCTAATGGCACCTGGAAGGCTCGTCATGGGGAGAATGATGACTTGGTAATGGCTCTTCTTTATTCATTATATGTATTGGATAATGATATAGCTGAGAAATACTTTGATATTAATGAAGTTGACTTAACAGGTAGACCTAAAGTTATTTCACCAATGGACTTTGGTGTATCTCTCTTTGAAGATCCTACATCCATTTATACTGACAATGAAGTAGTAGGTGATTCAAATCACAATTTGAATCCTTGCTTCTTTGGTATGGATTCTTCACAGCAATCTGATGATATGTCTGACTTAGAAATGAACGGTTATGCACCGCTGTATTAAATATACATATGGCTACTAACTCTAACAACCAATCTTTTCTTAACAAGGGTCGTCTTGATAAGTTTATAATGGTATTCCAAGTACCTGAAGCTCTTAGGAAGATTGAAAGTAAAACAGAGAGACGTACCTATAATTTAAACGAAGATGCGTTTCAGTTCTCTGTATACGGTTCTGTTGTTCCAGAAATTACTGTACCAGCTATTCAAATAGGATATGCAGGATCCAATCTATATAACTCTGCTCATGCGAAGGAGCCATACCCTCCAGTTACAGTTAACTTTACAGTAGATAATGAATTCAATAACTATTGGACTATCTATAAATGGTTAGATTTAATGCACGATGAGAAAGAAGGTCTATATGATGTTGATGACCTCTCAATAGATGAACGTTTTGCTTCTTATCAAACTGATATGACTTTATATGGATTAGATGAGTATGATAATAAGCGTATTAAGTTTACTTATACAAAAGCTTTTCCTATAAATGTTGGTGCAATGAACTATAATTATAGAGACTCTGCAGAGATTGAAAGCTCAATGACTTTTGTATACTCGCAGATACATTCCGAGCTTATAAATTACTAATTAAATTTGAGATTTGACAGATTTATGCTCAAAAAGGCATAAATAATGTTATGGCTAGACGAACAATTCAATCTCCTGGTGTAGAGATTCGTGAGAGTGATTTATCACTACGCACGGCTCAGACCGGGACTACAACTTATATCGCTGGATTTGCCTCCGAAGGACCTACAGATGAAGTTATCGGACTCGGAAATATTTCTGAGTTTGAGCAAATCTATGGTACTCCAAAGACACCAGCTGAAAGGTATTTCTATCACACGGCACGTGCTGCCCTCAACTCTTCCGGATCACTTCTTGTTAACCGACTACCATACGGTGGAGGTAATGGAGCTGGTTTTGGTACAAAAATAGGCGTTCTTGCCTATCCAGCAATTGTGGCAGATTCGGCTGATGGTGCTTTATCTGCAACATATTCAGGTCCATCTGCGCCTACTTATATTTTAGGTCGACCAAAACAATTCTCTGTTACACCTGATGAATATCGTAAGATTAAATCAGGAGAGATTTTTGCATGGGGGGATAGAGTTGCTTTTGCCTCAGAGTTTAAGACGCTTGCTTCTCTTAGTAGTGCAGCAATGCTTGTATTTAACAAAGGACAGACAACTATTGATAATCAATTTAATGGCTATTATATTGGTATTGGTGATAACTCTAATATTAACCCAGCAAGAAATTTTGATGCAGTTATAGAAACATTTACTGTTACTGGCTCAGCAGCCACTGCAGCAGGTGGAGCAACATTTACACAAATACCTACAAGTCGTTTTGAGTTCCAACTATCTGCTACTCCTGAAGATGGTACTAACCCTGCTACTAATTCCATCTCACAAGTCTTGGAAGACCGTATCGTTGGATATGATATTGCTACACGTGAGTTTGATGATACATTGAATATTGGAGTGTTTAAATTAGGACCCTCTACTTTCTCAAAAGAAGCTGGCAATCTTAACTACCTTCTTGAAGAAGGCTATAATGGTTCTATCGGTGCTTTCCGTCAACGTAATTCTGAAAATGGTGGTGCTCCAATTAACTTCTCTCTCGAAACTATAGAAGATGAATCCCGTAACATTGACGTTGTTATTAACCCATACATTTCAGATAGATTTACTGGAATAAATCTCAATACAGACGGTACTCCAAAATCTAACGTTAGGGTTTATACTAGGTCGTTATCTGCGGCATTGAATCAGAGTATTGTAACTGATACTGCAGCTGGTCTACCACAGAATTTCTTCCTATCTGGGGGAATGAGAGTTGGTGCTGGTAGACCATCTTTGCAAGCTTTAGACTTCGCTGACTCACTTGCTCCGATTGGACTTCATGAAGTGGCTGGTCTTAGTGCTAAGGATCTTGGTAGTATTCCTTTGAAACTTGATCGCGCTTTTAATCGTGTTAGAAATGATCGTAAGTTTGATATCGATATTATGGCTGAAGGTGGTCTAGGAACCATTCATACTTATATGACAACTGCTACTGGTGCTGATGCTGGAGCATTTGATGATACCAGAACAACAGCTGCTATTGAATCGTTAAGAACATCTAACGACTTATCTATTACAACAGCTCGTACAGCTTATACTACTATCTTTAACCGCTTTGCAACGTTTGCAGGTCCAGTTAAGGATGGAGGACGTGGTGATGTTCTATTCATTGCTGATCCAATTCGTCAATTGCTTGTTACTGGTAAGAATAGTAAAGTACAGAAAGATCCTAATAAGAACTTCTATACAGACATTTACTGGGGCTTACGTCATCAGTTTGAGCTAGCTAATACTTCATATGCTACTGTGTATGCTAACTGGATGTCAGTTTATGATAACTATACTGGATTGCAAACATACGTTCCATCTTCCGGCTTTGTTGCTGCTAAGATGGCTTCAACAGATGCTTCTGTTGGACCATGGGGCGCACCGGCTGGATTCAATCGAGGTATTATTACTGATGCTTCTGATATAGCAATCACTCCAAACCAACGTCAACGTGATGATTTGTATACAGTCAATCTTAACCCTATTGCTAACTTTGCTGATCAAGGTAATGTAATCTTCGGACAGAAGACATTGCTTAAAAAGCCAAGTGCCTTTGATAGAGTTAATGTTCGTCGTACTTTCCTCTATCTTGAGAAGATTACGAAGAAGACAATGCAATTCTTCCTCTTTGAGAACAATACATTGTTTACCCGTACGAGAGTTATTAACACTTTGACACCGTTCTTTGAGCGTGTCAAAGCTGACGATGGTCTATATGACTTCATGCTTGTTTGCGATGAGCGTAACAATACTCCAGAGGTCATTGACCAGAACGAGCTTGTTGTTGACATTTATCTCAAGCCAGTACGTACTGCAGAATTTATCCTCGTTAACTTCGCTGCTGTTCGAACAGGAACGAATTTTGAGGAAATCGTATCTAACTAATAGTTCAATAGTTATAAACCAGATAAGGGGAGGTCGAAAGACCTCCTCTTTTTTTGTACAATTTACATGTATACTGCATAAATATTAGTATGCCCGTAAACCAGACAATTCAGAATTTCTATCGCGCTGCAGCTGATCGTGACTTCTCAAGAGACTTTCTCTTCAGGGTGACGCAAATGCAGCTTCAAGGTGTTCCAGCTCTTGGTGAGAATGATCTTGTATATGTCAAGACTGCATCTCTTCCAGGACGTAACATTACTAACGTTCCTGTACCTTATATGGGTCTTCAGTTGAACATTCCTGGTGCTGCAACCTATCCTGGTTCAGATGCTTATGCTCTTAACTTCTATCTTGATGCTGATAGTGAGCTTCGTAACTACTTCGAAGGTGCTTCTCGCTCAGTATTTGATGACCTTAACTCTACTGGTGAGTATGGTACTCCAGATGATGATTTCTTTATCCAACTTGCACAGCTCGACAAAGAGCTTGAGCCAGTAGCTCAATACAAGCTTGTTGGTGCTTCTATTCGTAATATTGATAACATTGCTTATAATATTTCTGATGGAACAGGTGCTACAGTAGAGATCAACTCGACTGTTTCGTACCACTACTATACAAAAGAGCAGTAAGATAGATGGCACAGCCAATTAGACAGAGGATCCAAGTCCATCAGGACTGGTCCGGAGATATCCCCCTCAAGAATCTTTGGGGGGTTTATTTCTATCCTCGTGAAGGTAATGCATCTATGACAAATATTGGTGAGAATATTAAAGATGTAATAGCAGATTATCAACCAGGAGCATTTCAGGTTGAGACAGATCTTATCGATAGATTTTCTAGCAACGAAGAAGGGTATTTACTTGCGCAAGGTGTATCAATGCCTACTGAAAACGTCCAGGTAAATACAACTGATATACCAGGTGCGGGTGGATTTATTCAAGGCTACTATGGCGAGACAAGAGGTAAGTATGGTACAAATGGACTTTCAATAGATTTTCTCGAAACTAATACAGACATCTTTGACTTTTATATTAGACCCTGGATTGTTGCAACATCTTATAGAGGTTTGATTGAAGATACAAGCGAGCCAGATATAAAGTGTAATGTATCAATCGCGCAATATACGAGATCAGATGCTTTTTATGGTGATAAATGGGGAACATCTCAAAATCCTAGACGTGGATTCGTCAATTACGGTGTACGAAAGATTACAACTTTTTTTAATTGCGCACCAACTAGTATGGCAGCTGATCAAATGAGCTACGGTGAGCTATCTGAGAGTGATATTAAAAGGTCAGTAGGTTGGACTTTTTCACATTATGATATAAATATTCCCAGACGGGAAGGATGAGCTTTAGTGTTAAGATAAGGTTACCGAGTGGTAAAGAGCG